TTTTAAGAGATGTGCCATTAGATGCATATAAAAAACAATCTATAGGTAATTTAGTTACAGGACAAAATACAATTAACGTACCTGCTAAAACTTTATTTGTAAAAGGTGTGCAAGTTTATGATTCAACTTCTGCTTCAACAGGTAATAATGTTTGGTTAGAGAAAAAAGATGAATCTTATTTACAAGAATATCAACCATCTACAGAAACTTCAGCTAGAGCACAGCCAAAATACTATGGCATGTTTGGAGGAGCAACAGGTGTATCTGATACTACTTCAGGAAGATTATTCCTGGCGCCTGCACCAGATAACACGTACGTATTTAAAATACATTATGAGGCAATTCCAACTGGATTATCGGGTTCAAATACTACAACTTATGTTAGTCAATATTTTCCAAATGGCTTATTATATGCTTGCTTAGTAGAGGCATATGGATATTTAAAAGGTCCAATAGATATGTTGACATTATATGAAAATAAATATAAACAAGAGGTAGAGAAGTTCGCAGCAGAACAACTTGGTAGACGTAAAAGGGACGACTACACGGATGGTACAGTTCGTATTAAAGTTCCTTCACCGACACCTTAATAGGAGAAAAAAATTATGGCAATAACATCGGCAATATGTTCAAGTTTTAAACAAGAACTTTTAGAAGGAAAGCATGACTTTCAAACATCAGGTTCTGGTGGTCATACTTTTAAAATAGCATTATTTGATTCAGACGCTAGTTTAGGAGCTTCTACGACTGACTATTCAACTTCTGAAGAAATTTCAAATACATCTGGTTCAGCATACTCTGCTGGAGGTAAAGCATTAACAAACACAGGAGTTGGTTTAACTTCAACAACTGCCTTTACAGATTTTTCTGATATTTCATGGACATCAGCTTCATTCACTGCAAATGGTGCAATGATTTATAATACAACAACTAATGGTGGTTCAAGTACAACTGATTCAGTTTGTATTATAGCTTTTGGTTCTAACAAAACTGCAACTAACGGAACTTTTGAAATACAGTTTCCTGCAAACGATTCATCAAACGCAATCATAAGATTAGCATAAGGAGGGTCCAGTGCCCGACGTTTCTTCTGGATGGGGCCGATTAACCTGGGGACAGGCTAATTGGAACGAAGCTACAACTTTAAAACAAGGTTGGGGAGCAAAGTCTTGGGGTGAAGATGAATGGGGTCAACTTTCAGATGCTGTTGTTCAACCAACAGGTTTATCAATTACTTCAAGTGTTGGTTCTGTTACTAACGCAGTTAGTGTAACTGTAACTCCTTCAGGTCAATCATTTAGTTCTACACTTGGAACAATTTCAAATGTTATAGGTGTAACTGTTGAACCAAATGGATTGTTAATGAACGATCTACAAGGTTATGCAGCAGTAAGCATTGATGTTACACCAACTATTACAGGAAATTCTATTACAGCTGCGATTGGAGTTATAGATCCTAAAGATCAAGTTGTAGGAGCACCTACACTTACTGTTACTTCACAACAAGGAACTGCTGTTGCACCTAACGAAGATGTATCGGTTACGGGTTTATCAATTACATCAGAACAAGGAACTGCTACAGCAAGAAACGCTGTTGAAATTACAGCACCAACATTTACAGTTACATCACAACAAGGATCTGTAGTTGTTCCAAACGATGCAGTAGCACCAACTGGATTATCTATTACATCTGCTATAGGTTTTGTTGAAGGAACAGGATCAGTAGTTGTACCAACAACTGGTATATCTATAAGTGCTTCTATAGGAACTATTGTAGATATTCCTGATCAGATAATGGGATTAACTGGAGTATCATTTAGTTCTGCTATTGGTAGTATTGATCCTAAAGACCAAGTTATTGGATTACCAACATTTACAATGACATCAACAGTAGGAGAGCCTTTTATAATTCATTATCAAGATGTTGACACTGGCTCAAATACGGATTATAACGGAGTTTCAACAGGTTCGAATACGAGCTATTCTAATGTTGCAACTGGATCAAATACAAGTTATACTGACGCTGCATAGGAGATAAAATTTATGGCATCAACATATACACCTCTCGGTATAGAAAAAATGGCTACTGGCGAAAACGCTGGTACTTGGGGAACAAAAACAAACGCAAACTTAGATCTTATAGAACAGGTTCTTGGCGGTTATAAAGCAGTATCAATTGCTGGTGGTGCACAAACAACTGCTTTAACAGTTGCAGATGGTGCATTAACTGGAACAGCTCAAGCTAGAATGATTGAGTTCACAGGTTCAATTACAGGAAATCAAATAGTCACAATACCATTAGACGTAGAAAATTTTTATATTATTAAAAACACAACATCGGGTTCTTACACAGTTCAATTTAAATATGCATCAGGAAGTGGTGATACATTTACTTTTGCAACAACAAACAAAGGTACAGCAATTTTATTTGCAACAGCGAATGATGGAACTAATCCAGACATTATAGAAATTCAAACAGGAGGAGACGTTGTAGATGATACATCACCTCAACTTGGTGGTGACTTAGATGTTAACGGAAATAAAATTGTATCTACTTCAAATGGTAATATCGAATTAGAACCAAATGGAACTGGTGATGTCATATTAGATACTGATCAAGTTACTATTGGTGGCGGATCGGAAGTAGGACAAATATCTTCTAATGGCGCATACGATCTTAAACTAGTCACAAACTCAGGAACAAATTCAAGCTACATTAATATTGTAGATGCAGCTAATGGTAATACACAACTATATCCAAACGGAACAGGTGTAACAGAAATCGGTGGTGCAACAAACCCAGGTACAATTCAACTTAACTGTGAATCTAACTCCCACGGGATTAAACTACAGTCGCCTCCACATAGCTCAGGGCAGAGCTACACACTAAAATTTCCTACAGGAAATGTTACAGCAGATAGATTTTTAAAAGTAGAAAGTATCACAGGATCAGGTACAACAGGTGTTGGTCAATTATCTTTTGGAGAAGTATCAGGTGGTACTTCATGGCAAGCAGTTAAAACTTCTGGTTTTACAGCGGTAGCTGGTGAAGGTTATTTTATTAATACTACAGGTGGTGCAATAGAAATGGATTTACCTGCAGGAAGCATTGGTGATGAAATATCATTTATAGATTATGCAGGAACATTCGATACTAATGCATTAACAATTGATCAAAACGGAACAGAAAAAATTGCAGGATCAACTGATCCTTTAACAGTATCAACAGAAAGAGCAGCAAATACTTTAGTGTATGTAGACGGTACTCAAGGCTGGCTTCTAAAGAATAATTAAGGAGCTTAAATGGCAGCCTACAAAACATTAAAAGGCCAATCAATAAGACAGGTCGCTCAAGATCCATCCAATCCTCTACTAGGAGAAATTTGGTACAATACAACTCTTGGAGATTTAAAAGGATATCAAACAATTAATGCTGCTTGGGCATCTGGTGGTAATTTAAATCAAGGTAGAAGTAGTTTAGCAGGTGCTGGCACACAAACAGCAGGTTTGGCTTTTGGAGGTTCTTCTTATCCCCCATTAACTAGATATAATTTATCAGAAGAATATAATGGTTCATCTTGGGCTGAAGGAAATAATTTAAACACCACTAGAAATTCTATAGCAGGCTGTGGTACTCAAACAGCTGGACTTGGATTTGGTGGGTATATTGGCCCTGTTACGGCAGCCACTGAAGAATATGATGGAAGTTCTTGGACTAATGGTGGAAGTTTAAATACTGCAGGATATGATATGGGATCAGCAGGAACTCAAACTGCAGGTTTAGGATTTGGTGGATATAATACGCATACTAATATAACTGAAGAATATAATGGATCATCTTGGACAGCAGGTGGAGATCTTGGGACAGGAAGAAATACTCTAGCAGGCGCTGGAATACAAACAGCAGCATTGGCTTTTGGAGGAAGACCTGGAACTAAAAATAATACAGAAGAGTATGATGGTTCATCATGGACAGCTAGTAATACTATGAATGTAGGAAGAATGGGTTTAGCAGGATCGGGAATACAAACAGCAGCAATAGCTTTTGGAGGAGGTCCTCCTTCAGCTGCTAAAATAGCAACAGAATTATATGATGGAACGTCTTGGACAAGTAGTACTAATACATCTGTAGCACACCAACAAGGTGCAGGTGGAACCGCTTCACCAAATTCTTCATCTTTAATTTTTGGTGGTTCTGGAAATCAAGCAGGAACAGAAGAATTTACAGGAGCATTCAACGCAGCAAGAACGATAACAACAAGTTAAAATTATGAGCACATATAAAAATTTAATAGGAAAAGACGTAAACTTTTTAAGCACTGATCCAGACAACGCGGAAGCTGAAGGACAGATTTGGTATAATTCTACTTCAGGAACATTTAAATCTGTTG